TGCCCAGGTTCGCGTTCCATACGAATCCTCCACCCTCTACGGGAAGGGCGATGCGGGGAAGCGGATCGCCGCGCAATTGCGTGAGTTGTAATGTGGCCGCTCTGTATTGTCCCGGCTCGGTCTGGCTCCAAGCGCATCCCGTCCAAAAACATGAAGCCGCTGGCCGGAATCACCCCCATGCGGCGAGCGATTCAGTGTTGCCGACAAGCATTCGATAAAGAGGCCCAGATTGTCGTCACCGCTGACTGGATACCACGAGATGAGTTCGACTGCGGAGTCCACTACCACCGAGCCGCCGACCCGCTCCATACCGATACTTGCTCGATGGTCGACGTGGTCTTGGACGTGCTGCGGGCCTTCCCAGGTGCGGGAGACCAATCGGTGCTCCTGGTGCAGCCCACCCAACCCATCAGACGACCCGAACACCTCATCGAAGCCGTCCGGCTCCTAAAGCTCTATCCGTCCATCGCCTCCGTTGTGGAAACCACGTCCGTGGACAAGCTCTATCGGCTGATAAATGAGGCACTCGTGCCAGTCGGAGGAGGAATCGAGCGTGACCAGCAAGGCGGGAAGACCTACGCCTGTGATGGGACGGTCTACGGATTCCATCGGGACTTCTTCACACGACGGAAGACCTTTCGGGATTTCTACCACACGCATGCGATGGTCATGGCCCCAGACGAGACGTGCAGGCTCGACACGCCGAATGACTGGTTGATTGCCTCGCTGCTCTTGGGACATTTGAACCGATGATGGCGCTCGACAAACTCGCGAAGCCGTGGAAATCGGATACCGCCTATCAGGAATACGTCATCCGGCAGGCTGAGAAGACCCAACGGTTTCGAGACCACATCGCCGGACCGCGGGTTTCTGAGCTGGTCGGACTCCTCGTTCGGACTATCCATCCGGTCTCTCCTATTGGGCTCTCCGCGCTCGCGATTGGGTGTCGAAACGTCCACGAGTTAAACGTCCTCCAAGGTGCTGGATTTGGGCCACTCTCCGGGATTGACCTCTTGAGCATGTCGCCTCGGATTCAGGCGATGGATATGCACGCACTCACGTTCGCGGACCAGTCGTTCGATGTCATCTTCTCGGCGCACAGCTTAGAGCACGCCTACGACGCCGACCGAGCACTCGCTGAATTCGCCCGCGTGACGAGACCACGCGGCTACTGGGCGATTGAAGTCCCGCTGCGCTTCGATCCGACGGCGGTTGACCGGAACGATTTCCAATCAACCGATGCCCTCGCGGATCGCTGTGAAGCCTTGGGCATGACGACCATCCTAAAACAGATGAACGAGCAGCGCACAGCCGGACGGGTCATTCTCCAGAAATGACCTACCAGACGGACGGGATTCAATTCACGACCTTAGATCGGTTGCCGCTTGATCTGGATAGCGTCGATGCCGCGCGGATTGCGATGCAGACATTTGCTGAATCCGAGGACATCGCGAAGGCGCAAGACGAACTCAACGCCCAAGCCATTGCCACGGAATTTGAGTCCTTCACGCTGCGGAATGGACGGCTGATGGTCGGAATTGTCCCGAAGCGGTTTCTGGTCCAGCGGATTTGCACGGAGATTGACGCCGTGGGCCGACAGCTCACACGCTACGTCTCCGACATCGCCCAGAGGAATCTCAGGCTCTATCGGTCGTCGCTATGGGTCACGCTCGTCCCTCCCACCCATCTTCGGCGGATCATGTCGCAGAAGTGGCACCGAGACCCGTACGAGGTCTCCGCGAAGCACTCCCTGAAGCTCTTTTGGTATCTCTCGGACGTGGACGACGGATCGGGGCCGTTCGAATACATCCGGGGGAGCCACGAGGCCGAACCGCCGACAGGACCGGGCGCAGAAGACCGCTACATCAGCCCCGCGCTAAACGGAACGCTCAAGCGCTCGCCGGATCGGCTGGTCTGCACCGGACCCGCGGATACGGTCATCATCGCCAACACGTCGGGGGTGCATCGAGGCGGGTACTGTGCGTCTCGTCGGCGCCTCTCGGCCACACTCGTCTACACGGACGCCCCATGCTAGAATTCCTCTCGGCTCTCAACTCTCTCTCCCCGCTCGGCCTCGCTGCCCTCCTCGCCCTGATTCTCTTCTTCCAATCGCGGAACAATAAGGCTAGCGTCGAAGCACTAAACGCACTCGACACGATCCGTGGCAATGACTTGCACGGCTTGCCGGAGATGACCGCGAAGCTCGATCGCATCGTGGACGCACTCGATCGCGTCGAGTCTGCGTTGAACCGAGTCGAGACCGTGAACGCTGGCGCGTTCGCTACTTTGATTGCCAAGATAAACGGGAAATGAGCACAGATCTACTCAAGGTCGGAAGCAATAACCAGCGTTTCGCACTGGACTGGCTCGAGCTTTACCGAGGCAGCGGAGGACTGGTTCTAGCAACGCATTACACCGACGACGATGGTTCAGAAAAGCTCGTGAAGTTCTGGATCAGTGATGATGATGCAAAAGAACTAGCGCTTATGTTAGAGGGTGGAGCTGGCCTCGATGGCAAGTAGCGCCGGACTCCACCCGGACCTGATCGACAAGATCGAGAAGGTCCTCTCAGCGATGGCCGCGATTGGGTTCCCGATGCGGATCTGTCAAAGCGTCCGCACCGCCTCGGAGCAGCATGAACTCTGGCGGAAGGGGAGAGACCTCCCAGGACCGAAGGTCACGAACTGCGACGGCTACACGCGGAAGTCCAACCACCAGATTACGGCGGACGGCTTCGGGCATGCGGTCGATTGTTGTTTTACGGTAGGGGAGCCGTTTGGTGAGGGTCAGCCGTGGAGCGCGTACGGCACGCTTGGAGAAGCGGTTGGACTAGCCTGGGGCGGACGGTGGACGAACCCCGTCGATCGCCCACATTTGGAACTGAAGCCGCTGACGCTCTTATGACCGAACGGATTGACGTGATTGAATGCGCACCGGAGTGGTACTGCGCGCAGCTCTGGAGCCTCGGTGGCGATCCACCGAAGTATCTCCTTGCGGAGACCGCCCCTCAACCCTCGAAGCGACAGGCGCGGAATCTCGCGCGGACGGTCTTTCGGAGACGGTTTAACCTACGAACTGGACGCGTTACGTCCCGACTAGGAACGCGCGAATCAGCGTGATTCCGATCCCATATCCAAGGTCTTGATTCGACGCCTGAATAATCCCCACGACGAACCCATCCGCGTCGATTACTGGCCCCCCGGACATTCCCCCGATATACCCAGGTTTTACGAGCATCCCAGGTCGCATCCCTTGCATCGGGGTCAGGTTCACATGATAGACCCGCACATGCAGGGCAGTGATGCGCTGCCAGCCGTAGGCATGACCGATCGCGGCCAGTTGTTCAAACCGTGCAATAGGTGTGTCTCGAAACGCCAACGGTGTCCCGTGGATCGGGACACGCAACAGGGCCAAATCGTAATATTCGTCTGACTCCGCGACGGTCGCCGCAATTCCGGCCACCGTCATCTGATCCCCAACGCAGTGCGCGGCGGTCAACACTTGTTCATCGGCGATGAGAAATCCCGAGCAGGCATAGCGTCCGTGTTCTTTTTGTCCGTGAATGAGGTAGACGGACTTTTGCGCCCGGTCGATGACTGAGGAATCGACCTCGGCCGCGTATAAGCACGCGACCCCGACAACTGAGACGAACAGCAGGATCGCGAGCAGACGGCGCTTCATGGGCACTCCTGGGCAGGAAAGGGGAAGTTGGCCCTTCTGTCTCCACGATACCCTAAAATCTGTCCTTGCGGACGGAAAAGCTTTTGTGGTAGTGTAGACATGTTGCGTTGGGCGAGGATAACCCGCTGGCGACGCAGCAGACGACAAGGCGATTACCAGGGCACCACAGTCGCCGACCTGGACCCAGATGCTTAGAGGGTGGTGGGGGCCACGTACAACGTGGACGAGAGTCTGAGCTGCTTCGGCCGTGTTGTTACGCGAGCCGAGGGCCTATAACGGACGCCGGACTCCTGGGGCGTACTGTTGAGGGCAGAGGGTGGTCCCTAGGGGACCGTCTGCCTTCACGAACAACCGAACAGCCTGAAGCGTGGTACAGAGAGAAGAAAGAGAATGGCAAAGCATCGGACCCGCGCGGTCTGTAGGTTTATCGGAGCGCTCCGTCGACGGGGACGAAAACCAACATCGAGGATGACATTCACGAGCGAGAACGAGGAACGCCTCGTGTCTTTGGGGTTTTACAACGGACGGAGGAAGCGCGGCACGACATGGAGAAAGGCGTGAAACCACATACCAGTTGGCAAAAAACGAGGCGGGCGCATCTGCGGAATGAGGCGCGGATCTGCGTAGTCTGTCGGGAGCGGTCGTGGTCGGTGATTTCGAAGGATGGGCAGCGACGGTGCATGCACTGCTGGACGCGCGAGAGGGAGGTTCGGCATGAGCACGTGGGCTGACAGGCAGGACGACATCGTGGTTGATTCAGGCATCCCCCGATCCACCCTCCAGGCGTTGCTCGCGAAGTGGCGGGAGAAGATCGGGTTGCTCCGAGAGCTGCAGTTTCCTGTCCACGATCCGAGCGTTCACGACCCAGACACGTTGACGGAGTGTGCCGACGACCTCGCCGCGATCCTGGCCGCTGAGTCGGAGCCGAAATGAAGTGGGTGCGTTACGTCTGGCAATGTTTCAGACACGATTGGGCGCTCACGGCCGTGACGATGCAGGAGCACTTGGATGCACGGTGTCCTCGATGTCTGTGGCTGTATGAACGGTTTGGCCGTTGAGCCGGAGAAGGAGTCCGCATGAAGGAACCGATGCTGGAGCCATGGGAACAGGACGCCGAGGGAAAATACCAAGATTGGCTTCTGCGCCGTGTAGAGAGTCGACTTCAGGGTCAACGAGGGGTTTGGGAGTCGGTTGGACGCTGACGGGAGCGCGCCCATGACCTACCAGACCAGATGGTGTCCTCGGATGTTTCGAGAGATTCCGTTCGTTGGCAAGAACCAGCAGGAACGCCGTCACCGCTGCGTCGATTGTCAGTGGATTCTGCTGCGGCGTCGGATTCGGTTCTTGTGGCACGAATGGCTGGAGGGACGATGAGCACGGCTTCACTCGATAACATCGAAGCACGACTGAGATACCTCGCAGGTAAGTTCACGGGCTTGGAAATGGGCCACCGTTTGCCACCGGAAGACCACGGTGCCTCGCGAACCCTTGGTGTGACGTTCGTGAACGAGCGCGGGGAAGACATCGACGTGGGCGAGGAACTCTTAGAAATTGCGGACGAGGTGGCCATGTTGAGTCTTCCGAAGGTGCGGCGATGAGCACGGCTTCAGACTCGGCCACTGATCGCGATATCAGCTCTCGCAGTGATGCATTTCGACCCATCCACTAACAGTTCAGGTTATCTAGCTGGTCTATTGGCCACACCAGCCAACTTGCAGCCAGAACAAATATACAGGAGGCCATCTCGTGAAGCGATATCGGCCAATGACGCGTATCGGCTGTCAAGCGTGCCTCCGGCCTATCTGGCGCTGTCCCGGTAATGAGCGAATCTGTCTCTGGTGTCGATTGCGTCGGTGGTGGAAATCCGATCGGATACACAGCTCGTGAGTGCCATTCTATAACGTGGTGGTTATCCACGAGAAATTTTGGACCCGGTGCGCGGCGTTATGTTAACTTCGAAAAGTCAGGTTCGGGCTCAGGTTTGCGCGCGGATTTACGACTATATCCGCGACGGACTGAGTCCAATAATGGATGTATTGTTAACCTGGTCAACAACTTACAGCCAGGGTAGGGGGATTTCTGTGCTATAATAGGGCACTTGCCCGTTATTAGACTCCCCACGATTTCCTTAGGACTCTCGACATGACACATCCGATCACGGCTTCTTCCTATGGGATGCCCACTGCTGATTATCGGCCACAGTTCACCGAACAAGAGAGCGCTCGGTTTTGGGCGAAGATTGATCGAAAGGGGCCCAATGACTGTTGGCTTTGGACAGCGAGCGCGCAAGGTCGCCGATCCGTGCATCATGGGCGGTTCGTCATCAGGCGCCGCGACGGTCATCGCGTAAGTCAATGGCACTTCTTGGCGCATCGCGTTGTCTGGGAACGCACGTACGGAACGATTCCCGCGGGGATGTGCGTCTGCCATCACTGCGATATCCCGCGTTGTTGTAACCCCGCGCATCTCTTTCTCGGCACACAGGCCGAGAACGTGAGAGATGCTGCATTAAAAGGGCGCATGGCGCCGAACACTCGTAAGCTGACCCTGGATCAGCGGCAGTCTATCTATGATGCTGTGAACGAGCGGGGAGCCGCCATCGCGAAGCGCTACAACGTCTCAGCCGCAACGATTTATGAAATCAGGAAGGGCCGCTTTGCTGGCTGCGTGCGTCGACAGATGGTAGCCTAGGGCGCGAGATACCCATACCAGCCCGCGAGGAGGTAGAGCAGTTCCACCCCCATCGCGGTGAACCACAGCACCCAATCAACCCGCCTCATCGCTTCCGCTTCTTTCTCCGCTTCGGGACCTGAGATTTATCTAACCAGCCGAAGATGGTCCTGGCGGCCTCTGTCACGTCCTCTGGGAGGCCGTGCGGCTTCCACGACTCTAAGGCTTGCTCCGTCCCGACTTGAGGCTCTAGGACGTGTCCATAGAGCTTCTCGTTGTAGTCCGCGAGTTCGGCGTGTCCTGCCGCCCTCAAGACCGTGGACGGTGAATATCTGAGAAACTCGGCCAGCTTCATACAATTTAGCGGATTCATCCCCCCTGCATCCCCTCTCAGAACCTTCGCCAGGCGCGATTCGGTGATTCCTAAGAGTTTCGCAAGGGCAGATTGCGTGCCAAGTTTCCCAACGGCTTCCTCAAGGAGCTGCACGAACTGCGGATTGACCATACGCGTAGTCGGCATTGTCCTGGGGGCATGCTAGTGGCTGCAAGGCCAGATTTCAAGAGAATAGGTCGTGGATATCAAGGAAATATTTTCTTGACACCGGGACTGACTCTATGGCACTATTTTCTGGCAGACAGGACATGACACACGCGAACAGAGGACTTCGCGACCAGACAGGGGAGGCACTCATGTCACGGTATGACCGCCCAGACCCAGGAGTTGACCCGGAATACTGCGATTCGCTCGCGCCGGAGTACGACGAAGTCCACCAGTGCCCGTGGTGCGACGAACCCTTTGAAGACAAAGACCACTTTCCGTACTGCTCCCTCGAATGCGGCCTCATGGCAGACAGGGAGGGGGAATGAAGTACGACCCAACGTTGGCGCTGATGGCGAGTCACATTGCAGCGGGATTGCTTCCGAAGGGCTACAACCGCCGCGAGACGGCCTATCACGCGATGGAAATCGCCTGCGAGATTCTCGATATCGCCGAACGACATCAGCAGTTTCAAGAGCAGCAATCGATATCACTCGTGAAGAAGGAGGGACACCGTGGATCTTTCATTGCTCACTCGACGCCGGGAACTCCAAGAGGAAATCAATCTCCTGCACAACCTCTTACAGGAGCGGCAGTCCGTGATTAGTGCGCTCAAGGATGGATTTGAGGAACGCGGGCGGTTACTGCATCAACTCTCAGCCGAGAACACGATGCTCCGCGAGCAGATCGCGAACGGATCGTATTTCCAGTGGCCAGCCTCGCTGGATGCCACATTAATGAGGCACTGATCGTGAAGACAACCAAGACGATTACGGTGACCGCGACAGACATTAAGAGAGGCAAGCCACACGACATTTATGCCTGTCCGGTTGCTCGCGCAGCGCGCCGCACGTTCAAGTGCGCCGTCTCAGTGGCGGACACCCTTGAAATCTATCAAGACGGCCAACCCTCAATATTTTCTCGATCGATCAAGCTCCCTCGGAAGGCCGAGAGGTTTATCAAGCGGTTCGACGAATCCAAGTCAGTGAAGCCGTTCTCGTTCCTTGTGCGGGAGCTGGAGTAATGCCCTCCATATACACGCTCATCGTCCGCGTGGAAACCGACGACGAGAGGCATCTGTTCGACGTGGGGCAGACCTGTCAGGCGCTCCTTGATCGAGGGTTGGATCACAACGCCATCGTGACGGTGACGCCGATTCGCGTCGCCGACAGACCGCCGATCGGGAATGGACTGCGACAAGAGGCAACGGCATGACCACGAAAGCCGAGAAGACCGAGACCGACCGGAAGCTGATTGCGAAGCTTGCAGAAGTCATGGCGGCCGTCCACCGCATCCCAAAAACTGGACGGAACGACTTCCATAAATACGACTACGCCACCGAGGCGGACATCGTGGAATCGGTGAGGGGAGAACTCGCGCAGCGGTCGGTGATGCTGATCCCCGAAGTCAACGAGATGGAGCGGGTTGAGGTCGGGCACACGAATAGCGGGCAGTTGAAGGTCCTGACCACGCTCAAGATGACGTTTACCTTCATCGACGGGGAAACTGGGGAGTCGATGGAGCACGGCTGGATCGGACAGGGCCTCGACTCGGAAGACAAAGGGGCCTACAAGGCGATGACCGGGGCCGTCAAGTACTTCCTGCTCAAAACATTCCTGCTTCCTACAGGCGACGACCCAGAAGCGGAAGAGGCTCCGAAGGTTCGCGAGTTTAAGCCCGCGAAGGCGCAGATCAAACCCGCAGCAGCGGAATCCATGACGCCGATCGCGGAAGCGGCCCAAGCCGCCAAGCCTTTGATTCAGCAACTCAGGGAATCCCTCGAAGCGAGCGGGCTCCCTGTCTCCAAGATGAGTACCCAGTCGGTAGCCACCGCCCATAAAGGTGACGGACCTGATAGTCAGCACCTCCCTGATAGTCGTGGTCCTGCGCCGTCTGGGTACTCGTATATCAAGAGCCTCGACCAAGACGCGGACGGATGGGCGACCGTCGAACTTGAAAACGGAAACAAAGGACGGACGAAGCTCGACAAACTCGTGAAGAAGCTCGCCACCGCGCAACAAACCAACGTGTCCGTGAGGTTGGGTCTTACCGCTCGTGGACTGGTGGATACGGTCACGACGGAAGACATGCCTTTTTAAGGAGGAGTTATGAGGTTATCAGAAGCGATACGACTGGGAAGCATGTTGGCCCCACAGGGGTTTGTGTTCGACCGAGAGACCGAATACGTGAATGGCACGTGCGCGCTTCAGGCAGCTTCGGTTGCCGTTGGCGACGACAGTGGGGCCTATATCGGAACGACCGAGAAAACGTGGCCGCATCTGTTCGCGATCGTTCCAGGTAGGCGGTTTATGTGCCCCGACTGTGGTCATTCAACCTTGAGTCTGTCGTGGATCGTCGGCTCTCACCTGAACGACAAACACCGCTGGACGCGCGAGCAGATCGCGGACTGGGTGGAGACCGTCGAAACGAAACACGAACGGGAACACGCCGCGAAGACCATCGACCAATTAGAGGCTGTGCTTGTTGCCAAAGCCTAACCTCAAACGCGAGAAGGCACGCAAGAAGTCCGAGAGGGCGAAGCTGGCGATGAGGTTTCGCGATGCGGTGTGGTCGCGAGACGTAGGAACGTGTCGCCAGTGCGGCATTCGCTGTTGGGCAATCTCGGAAGCCGGATTTCTATCAGATACAGGCCATGTCCATCACCTGCGAGGGCGCAACGTGGCTCCAGAAGATCGTTATAACCCAGATGCCGCCGTCCTCCTGTGTGCGGAGTGCCATCGAGCGGTCCACGACGGAAAGCTGAAACTCACATGCGTCTAACCACGAATGCGAAGCGTGACGCGAACGAGCCAGAGATTATCGAGGCATTACGAGAGGATGGCTTATTCGTGATCCAACACAGTGGCAAGGGCGGTGAGCCTGATTTGTTCGTGGAGCTGAAGTGTGGGTTCTATCTCCCGTTGGAAGTCAAGGGCAAGGATGGAAAGCTCACTCAGGCCCAGAAGGACTATCGCGGGCGACGCATCGTCGTGCGCGATGCCGACGACGCCCTTGCTATTTGCCGCCTGATGGATCACGCCTTCGACGTGATTAAGCGCGGAGTAGGCGCGTAATGTCTCGGACCCAGACCGTAGGCAAGTTTCAGTGCCGAGCTTGCGAGCACAGTAAATCATTAGTGACAGACGCTCGCTGGAGCGAGGAGAAGTCCGTGTTCAAGCGGCGTCGGAAATGCCTGCGCTGTGGAGACGTGTATACCACGTACGAAATCAGAGCGGATCGCTGCACGGTGGCAAGGTAATGGCTGAACATTTCAAGTTCAAACGGGGTATGCAGTTGTTTCTTCAGGCCCACGAGAAGATTCAGGGCATTAATCCAAGCCAAGCCGGAGTCACTCGGATACAGCTTGTTGAAGTGGCTGGACTGATTCAGCACGGACTAGAAAATCTCGTTGGATTGTGTGGTGGGAATTCGTTAGACGCGGCGACGAGGCGACAGGTGGAGTGGTTAGGGCGTGTCTACGGTCCTTTGTCTAGCGTGGAGTACTACGCGGATATTGAAGACCGAGAACGCCGCAAACTCGAAGACCTCATGAAAAAGAGGGCCGGTAATCAGAGATATCGTCAAAGCACACGCGGCCGAGCGATGCGACAAATTCAATGGCGGGCGCACAGCGAGAAGCGTCGCGCCGAAAAAGCGGCCAAGAACGCAGGGGTCGGTCTTACTCCACTACCTAAGGAGAGGGGAGATTCGGTAGACCGGCCCCTGTCGTCGTAAAGGAGCACATGGGATTTCGAGAGTTAGTCCGCGAGACACAGAAGGTGGCCGAGAAGCAACAGACCCTGGCCCAAGAACACGCCCAGACCAGAGGGATGGTGATGAGCATCGCCCAAGTCTTACGGCGCGGGCTTTTAGGGAGGCTTAAGTGGATCGTCTTGGGGCGCTAAGGTCGCTGATGTCGGCGCTCGCGCTTGTGCTAGTCCTTCGGTTTCTTGGCGCGTGTGGAGGCAATCCGCCACCGCAGCCACCGGAGCCGCCGAAGGAGGTCCATATCTCGGTGTGGGGCAATGGGTCGCTGGTAGCGGATCGGGTCACGTTCGCCACGCTCCAGCCGGAGTCGCCAGTCTGTAATCAAGTCCTAGATGTCGTGCACTACGACGACCCGGCAGGCCCACGTTTGCGAGCGGTGCTCCCGGCATGTGCGGTGTACGGAGATGGAGCCTCGCTGATTCTGGACGCACCGGGGTATCAGCGGTTCATGCTGACGCGGGTCATCCTCGCGCCTGACATCAATGTCGCGCTTGTGCCTATCCCTGTTGAGCCTCCAGCGCTTCCTCGCCTGCGTGGTCGTGGGCAGTTTGTCGAGCAGTCGGACGGAACATGGTTCACGGTCAAGGATACGACTGACTTCTCGCTGTATGCGAAGTTCAAGGAGGGCATCAACATCGACCACATCCTTGAGCAGCGCATGGACACCGGATTTAACACGGTGCGCATCTTCGGGGTCACGCAGAACACCTGGCCCACGTATCACGCGAACCTCACACCGCAGCGCTACGGAGATTCCTACTACCAAGACATACCAGCCTTCTTTCGGAAGCTCTCGCATTACCGGCTGTATGGGAACTGGGTCGCGTTCATCTCGAACAACGAGGTACCTGAATCACGGCAGCTGGAACACTGGGCGAGGCTAACATCCGTCCTCGCTGGAATCCCGAACGTTATCCTCTCGGCGATGAACGAACACAATGTTCATCCGCTGGCGACGCTATTCAGGCTGCCTCGTCCTATTGGCGTATTCAGTTCGCACGGGTCGAACGGCGGGACACCAGACGGGAACAACGGAGCCGCCCCGCCAGAGCCTTACTGGGATTGGACCGAACTCCACACAAACGACACGCCGGAATGGGTCAGGAAGGCAGGGCACAACTGCATGGAACTGTCCAACGTCATTCCATGCATTGCCTCGGAAAATACAAGAGCGCCAGACCGATTCAACTCCGAGGCTCAGGCGTTCGATGCTGCTGCAGGGACAACGCTCCTCGCTGGCGGATATACGTTCCATTCCTTCGGTGGCCGCGCTTCTGACCTTTGGACGGATACGGAACTGAGGCTAGCGCGAGCCTCGATTGCTGGGTCCAACTCGGTTCCGGTGCACTGTCAGGCGGGCCAGTATTACCACCGTTTGAATGACGAAATCGCAGAGGAGAACGCAGGCGGGTATCTCAGGGTCTATCAAAGAGGCGACGATCGGGCGAACTGCCGAGTGAGGCAGCGTCGGTAACATCAACAAGGAGCAGCAATGAACATCTTCGGATTCTTCGGCAAGCTCGGCGGGATTCTCGGCAAGGTCTTCTGGTTCGTGCAGAAGGCGGTCAGCGAGGAGCACGTCAAGATCGCGATCGAAGCGGTGAAAGAAGCCGCCACGCATACCGACTGGTCGAACGATCAGAAACGCGAGTGGGTAGTCAAGCTCGTGGCGGCGGAAACGCACCTGCCGGAATCGCTCGTGCGGTTCGTGGTCGAAGTCGCCGTCCAAGCCTTCAAGAAGAAGGTCTAATGTCCGCTCTCACATGTGGTTGCGACCCAGATTGTCAGACCGGTCCGTATTACTGCTCCCTCCATGCGGAGAAGTCGGAACAGCGAGTCTTCAGGCTCGGTCCAGACGAGTTTGCACAGTTTGCATCCGCCATGAATGCGCCTTCGGCCGACAATCCGCGCCTCCAAAAGCTGATGAGGGAGTTTGCGACTGGGGCTCGTCGCGGGTCGGACGCTGATAAGTTGGACTACGACGGATTCCTCTCTCCGCTCGCCCTCGAAGCGTTTGCAAAATACATGCACACGCATCGGATTCAGGCCGACGGGCAACCGAGAGCCTCGGACAACTGGCAGAAAGGAATCCCTGTTGAGGCGTACCGCAAGTCTTTGATCCGGCATGTAATGGATTTCTGGGCACTCGCAAGGGGACATGTCACCGAACAAGTCAAGCAGGAAGCGGCAACAGAGATTGACCTTCTCTGCGCCATCTGGTTCAACGTCCAAGGAATCCTCCACGAGCGACTTAAGGTTCATGGTGGGAAGAATGAGCTGTGATAGCTGCGGGTGGTGCTCTCGGTTGTTTGTGGCGCATGTCGAGGCTGAGCCGGTCTGTCCGAGGTGTGGTGGAGAACTTGGCGGGTATATCCAGCGCTAGGCGTGAGCAAATACGAGCGGCTCAACGGCGCTACCACAGGACAGAGAAGGCGCGCATCAGGAACAAACGGTACAGAGAGTCGGACAAGGGTCGGGCCAGAACAAGAGCCACGGCTGAGGCTTACTACTGGCGAGTGCTCCGATGGAGACGGCTCGCTGCTGAGCGTGAGCGGATCGTGGAACGACTGAAAGGACTTTTGTGATCGAGCAGAGCCGCAACGAGAAAAAACTGATTGCGATCGAGCGGGCGAAGTTCAGGCTCAAACAGCGCATGGAATATATCGACTTCGAGTACGACGTGCTCCGGCCGGTTGTATCAGAGTTCAAGGCCAAGGCGAGGCTTCCAGAGCTTCCGAGCGAACTCATTGTGGAAATGGTGAAGGATGAAACCGATACGCATCAGGCTAAGCCGTCCAAAACCGCCAAGGGTGTTAGATCTGGACATCGAAAATAGGCCGCTGGCCTATCTCGGTCAGGACTTCACGTCTGGCGAAATCACTGCCATTGCTGCGAGTTGGCTAGGCGAGGATCGCGTATCGGCGTGGCTGTTGGGTCTCGACTCACCCTTGGCCATGCTCAAGGGATTCCGTGTGCTGTATGACCAATCGGACATCGTGACCGGGCATTATCTGCTTAAGCACGATCTGCCGGTCATCAACGGCGCGATGCTGGAATACGGCCTCCCTCCGCTGGCTCCAAAGCTCGTGAGCGATACTAAGGTCCACTTAGTCAAGCGGAAGTATCTCTCGGCCTCTCAGGAGTCCCTCGCGGGGATGTTCGGGCTTCCAGAGGCTAAACATCACATGAGCAACCCAGAATGGAGAGAAGCGAATCGGCTCACGCCAGAAGGCATCGAGAAAACCCGCAAGCGGGTAATAGACGACGTGATTCAACACAAAGCGCTGAGGGCGCGGCTCGTGGAACTTGGAGCCCTGAAGCCTCCGCGCGTCTGGCAACCCTAATGCCCTATAACACATTCGGTCAATTCCGCCCAAAGCCTTACAAGGAAGGGATTATGTACGAAGAACGAGGCAAGTTGCGTCAAGTCGGCTCATTGTGGAAGCCGAAACCAGGCTCGAAGTGTATCGGGACTGGATCGATCACGATCAGGGGTTATCAACAGCGATTCGTGATTTTCGAGAACGACCGCAAGGCGTCAGACCGCGCGCCAGATTACAAGATCATGGCCAGCGAAGAACCGACGGTGGATACGTACGAGGCCGATCGGCAGCAGGCCCGCGAGAACTTGCGCTGATGCTGGTCTTGCTTGGCGCGGCGTCGATTACAGCCGTGGCAATGGCCTTTGTGGGCGGTCAGCTCGTGGCGAATGGGAATTTTGTCTACGGCGTGGCTCTCCTGGGACTTGGGTCGTTGTTTATGGGCGTCCTGAATGCGGCGTTGTTCTCAGTGAGGAAACCTTAGTGGACTTCGTCGAGGTTGTCTGGAACGACGCGTGGCAGGATACCGAGAACTTCCAATCCGCCCATGGGATTACCCTGACCCACAAACCGCTTGTCGTCAAAACCCTCGGTTGGCTTGTGGTCGATGACGAGGTAGGCGTAAGCGTGGCGAACGAGCGGAGCCAGGACGGAGACGGGGAGACATTTCGAGGGAGAAGTTTCATCCCTCGGGCGATGGTGCAATCGGTCACGCCGTATAAACTGGCCAAACCACGGAAGCGGCTCAAGACCACCAACGTATGACCGCTGAAGAGTTTAAGGACGCGTGGAATACCATCACGAGCGCTCCTATTCCACGATGCCGAGAGCTAACACCTAAGCGGATCAAGCACCTACACAAACGCCTCGCCGAACGATCTGACGAGGATTGGTATCTCGTCCTTGATATGATCGATGCTTCATCCTTCTGTCGAGGGAAGAACGATCGCGGATGGATGGCCTCGTTCGACTGGTTAATCGGCTCGCCTGATGTCGCGGTCAAAGTCCTCGAAGGGAAATATAATGACCGAACACCCTCAAAACAGCCAAGCTATGAGACCGCGTACGGCTGGGCCTGTCCCCATGATCCGAAGTGCGAAGCCGGTACATCGGCGTTTAGGTGTCATCAGCGGTCGATTCTAGAGGCATCCCGAGGCGAGCCGCGGTAAACCCTTCCAGGACTGACCACGCGTGCTCATTCGAGCCCAACCGCTTCCATTCATTGAGCAGATAGCAGCGTAAGCCCAACTCCCAAGACGAGGGCAATTCGAGCTGTTGAGCGAACCACGCGGCTAAGAGTGTCGCGCGGACGGACGGAGACAGCGTATTAACGGCTCTCATGCCTCACGCTCCCACACCTCGCTGGCCACGGTGTAAACAACCTGATCTTCTGGGTCTTCGCAGGCTTCTGCGGCCTTGCGTAATCGCTGTGCGAACGCTTCCGCTTCTCGCTTTGTATGAAAGGTTGATCCGTTGACGGTCTCGCATTCGCCGAACCAGTCCGATCGCTCAACGGTCCACACGATGCTGCGTTTCATCATTTCGGCCTCCAGGTAATCCGTGGTTGATGTAATAGCTAATCAAGGTCAAGATCACCCATCGGAGCGGATGGCCTTCCGATTGGGCGCGGGTTTTGAACGCTTGCCAGAGGTCATAATTCACGTCTCGAAGCAGGTAGGTCGTCATGGCTTTTCTGGGTATCCAATCATGGCCAACGCTTCGGCGCGGCCGATGCCCCACTTTTCGAGGATGATAGCCAGCGACGCGACGCCCTCCTGCTTGACATCGGTGCGCCTCACGGCTCCGCCTCGCTCGTACCTGAACCATCGGTCAAACCGTGAATCGTACGACCAATCATCAACATCCTTCGGCCCACGAGCTGCCAACAGGGCCAACCGCTCACGAACGCCCGACTCGCTTGGAAATGTCGCCATTGTCCTATCCTCCCTCAGAACATCAACCCAGACACACGAATCGCCATCGAGCCATCCAAGGACTCCACTTCAATCGTGCCAGCGGGTAACACGGCGGTAATGCGCCAAGTCAACCCACGGAGAAACACGAGCTGTCCGACTTGCGGCTTATAATCACCTACACAAACGCCAGCTACAATGAAATCTCCGCTCGCCATTGTCTCCCTCCATAACCACTAGATAAGCCTACTGTTCAAAGCGACGCACCTGAATCGCGCCGAAGATGTTCGGAATCTCTGTCAGCCCGCGCGAAAGCATTTCGTCAACGACGAGGTTGCCAAAGCGCCTCGCGTTATGGCCGAACAGGTTGCCAAACGAATCTCTTTGGGCTTCAAGGTAATCACGCTGCAGCATGTCGTCAGGATATCCAGCCAACCGCTTGCGCGTCTCTGGATAGCCAGCTTGTTCGTCTTTGGTTGTGAAATAGGCGTCGGCTCGACCGATATAGACTCGGCCGGTCGCCGTTGTTTCGACCTTCGCTGCGTGGCGAGCCGCTTCCATTGCCCTGAAGGTATCTAGCGGTCTGTTGCTGTCCATCATTGCCTCCATAACCATATTCTAAGCATCTGATATGCCAAGCCACACGCACGTAGAATCAACAACTTAGCCTCATACTACCAGAGAGGAGTCATCCGAGTCGAGGACTAATAGTCAGGAAGTCACGGGATTAGTGGACTTCGCCTACTCTCAACCTCCTCGCGCTCTCAACCTCCCGCATCACGACCCCCGTTCCGTTCAGATCAACACATGAGCTAATGACGCACTGCGTCAACGCAGCAAGGCTGAGCTTGACAAGACCAGGCGAGCTGTGGTTGGCGCTAAGTGGCAGGGAACAAAAGGGCGGGGGCTTCCGGGCGACGGATCGAACGAGGGACCCAGGCCCTAGGGGGGTTCGCTCTTACAGACAGACATCGCCCTGCATAATTTGGTAGACTCTGCGGCGGTCGTTCCGGGTCGATTCCGGGGCGACTCGGACCGTCAAGAGCCGGGCTCGACTCAATCCCTTCTTTCGGCGGTCCGCCTGATTTTCCCCTTGACACGCTAATCTAGTTGTGAGTGCGCTCGCCTTCCGATCAGACGGTGGGGTCAGCTCCCGCTGGGTCCACCGTCCCGCCTTTATCAACGTCAAAACAGGCTTTATCAACATCCAAGCCTGAGATTATCAACCACCGCAGTGCCGTTTGCTGCTGGTGCAACCGTGCCCTCATTCGAGCCTCTGGGGCGTGGTGGTGCCCCTCTCAGAATTGCGCCCTCCGGCAGCTCAAATTCTCGACCTATAAGCAGGATCAGAACGGGAACGTCCTCGAATACTGCTACGTCCCCTCCCCGAAACAGACGGTCTGGCACGAGGCCATCTACGATCCGTCGATTCGGCGGTTTTTGTTCGGGGGCGCGGCGGGTCCGGGGAAGTCAAAAATGCTCCGCGAGGCCCTCTATATCCTCGCTGGACAGGTGCCGGGGCTCCATGCCCTCCTCCTGCGGAAAACGAAGAAGGATCTAGAGCAATCCCATCTCGTGTTCATGCCCCACGAGTGCGAAATTCGCGGGGCGAAGTGGAAATCGACCGAAGGGATCGTCGAATTTCCTCATCGGAACTCGCGGCCCTCGATTATCCGCTGCGGATATCTCGAACACCCCTCCGACATCGAAAACTACCTCTCTGCCGAGTACGACGTGATCGTCCCCGATGAACTCGTGACATTTCTCCGCGATCCGATGCTCGAATTGTTCACTAGGGCGAGGTCGACGAACCCGGCGTTACTGGCCCTGAGGGGCGATTCCGAGACGGAATACGACGGGGCGTTTGTGATGACCGCGAGCAACCCCGGTGGACGCGGGGGGGCGTGGGTGAAGGACTTTTTCATCGATAAAACCCCTGATTCTGATGAGTTTCCCGACTACCTCCCTCAACATTGGGCCTTTTACGAAGCCAGACTGAAGGACAACCCCTATGTGCAAGTCGCCGGCTACATGCAATCGCTGTCCACGCTGCGGGATAGTCGCAAAAGACAGCTTTTGGACGGGGATTGGACTGTGTTCGAAGGTCAGTTCTTTGACGAATTTCGAGCGAACGTGCATGTTCGTGATTTGGGCGTCATTGGGAGCGGCGTTGCTCGCTTTCTCTCTATGGATTGGGGTCGTAATGCTCCTGGTGTCTGTCTGTTTTGGGTGGTACTGCCTGATGGCCACTACTACGTTGAGGACGAGTTCAAGTTCAACGGGGAAATCGGGAACAAGCTCACGGTCAAGGATGTCGCTGGTCACATCTGCCGCCGGTGTGAGGAAAAAGAGCTAAAACGGGTCCCGACGTGCTGGCTCGATCCCGCCTGTTGGCAGCATACCGGGCAAGTGGGGGAGTCCATCGCGGAAACCTTCATGCGATACAAGGTTCCCTGTGTCGCCGCGAACTCAGACCGTCTCTCCGGTTGGCAGCGGGTCCACGAGATGTTCCGTTTGGCTCCTGACGGGCTCCCGTGGCTCCTGATTTCCCCTCGATGCACGTACGGGATACGGACGCTTCCCTCACAATTGCAAGCCAAGAACGACCCAGACGACATGGACACCACCGGGGATGATCACTGGTGCGACGCCCTCCGGTACGGAGCGGTCTCGGGGACACGTCCTCCGGGCTATGGCTACAAGCCGCCACCAGATCCGTTTACCGCGGCGTGGTGGAGGCAGCAGGGGCAGTCGCCAGACGCGCATCTCCTCGGGAGCGAGAGCCGCCCGACCTGATTCGTTTTCGGCTATCGTGGAATTGATGTGTGTATATTCCATGGTGTGCGACCACTATTACGAAAAGTGGTATCCGTACACCCATCCGTGGCAAGTCGTTCCGCCGCCAATCCAGCCAATCCAGCCAGCCATACCCCAGACGGACATCGAGGAGTTCAGGAAGCTTCTTGAGCGCGCTCGGGAGTACGACAAGCGAACTGGACAGCCGGACTGCGACCTCGAAGAGAAGCGTCAACGGGTGAAAAAGCTCGCGCAAGACCTCGGCGTCGAAATCTCCTTTCTGTAATGCCAAAATTAAACGACTTCAGCAGACCTTCCGCGTGGAAAAGTGAGCTAGAGCGCTCGCAAAAGCTCGCGGAGACCTACTGGCCTGACTGGGAGGGGAACCTTCGAAGCTACATCGGGCAATCAGCGGACGCCCAACTCGCGAATATCGACGGGACCAACTGGGTCAACGTCAACGCGGATTTCAAGAACGTCGAAGTCAAAAGCGGACAACTTTTTTTCGAGCAACCAGAACTCCAGCTCTCCGCGAAGGGTGAGTTTAAGGCACCGCCTCCCGCCGCGCCTATTCCCGGTGCGCCCCCGCAACCCCCGCCAGACCGTTCCCCCATCATCTCGGCCCATCGTGAACTCCTAAACGAACTCCTCGGGCCGGATCACGCGGATGTTCTGACAACCGTCGAGAAGGCGATTAAGGACTGCCTCGCGACCGCCGGGGTCGGAGCGACAAAAATCTACTACGAAGCGACGATGGAGAGCATCCCCACTCCATTGCAGTTACAGATGGTTATGCCGGACCAGGGGCCGATGATCAATCGTCCCGTGCATGAGAAGTGGGCCTGGGAGCGCATTCCCTCGAAGAAATTCCGCATTCCGGCTGATTTCAAAGATACGGACTTCGACAAATCCCCGTGGGTCGCGATGGACTTTAGGATGCCGCTGAGTATCGCCAAGCGGACCCTAAAACTCCCGGCGGATTTTGAAGGGACGTACGAGAAAGACGACAAGGTTCTCGAAACCAACCAGACCCAACGTGACGAACCGAGCGTTCCGTATGTGGATGGGACGGAAATCTGGTACTACGCGAACATCTACGACAAGGACGCGATTAACCCGCAGTTGATCCGACGCCATGTCGTCTGTGAGGGCTATGACGAGTTCGCCGAGAAAGACCCCGCGAACCCGTTTCAAACGCTGATGCCGAACGGTCGGTTGTCGGCCGATTCGATGATCGGCTACCCGATTCACGTTCTCGCAATCAGAGATGTACCTGATTCCGCGTTCATCCCGTCTGACGAGACGATGACCCGCCCGCTCGTCCGAGAACTCTGCAAGTTCAGGACACAGCAGGTCCAAGAGCGGGACGCGAACATCCCTCGTGTCGGATACGACGTGGCGAAGGTTCCACCAGAGACCATCAAGAAGATCGAGCAGGGTACCATCGGATCGCTGATTCCATTTCCAGAAGGCTCTCTCGTACAGGGAATGCCTGCGGTGATGGCCCAGATCACCCAAGGAAACCAAACACGAGGATCGTACACCGCGAACGACTACATCCAGCACGACCTCGATATGACCCTCGGGATCGACGCGATTGGGTCAGGCGTCAAGGACGCCCAGAGCGCGACGGCGACCGAAATCGGCGTGGTCGATCGGCAGCGAAACGTTCGCATCAAGAAGGAGCAACGGCGGGTGCTCTCGTGGTACCTGAAGGGTGTCGCGAAGTACTCAGCCCTTGTCTGCCGGTTCATGACGCCTGAGCTCGCCGTTCCCTACATCGGAGAGCAAGCCGCACAGGCGTGGGCGCAGTGGGACAAAAAGACGTGGGATGGGCGGTTCGTCTTCCAGGCCAAACCGGACTCTCAGTTGTCCCTTGATGCCGCCGCAGAGCGGAAGTTCTACCTTGACCTGTATCAGTTCCTGCGTCGCGATCCGGCGGTGAATCCTCCGGCGGTCCTCAAGCCACTGTTTGAGCACGCGAACATCGACCCGGCAGAAGGCTTCGCGCCACAGGCTCCACCGAAGAAACCAGAACCGTCCATCGGCATCACGTTCAAGGGCGAAGACCTCATCGGGCCTCAAGCGCAGATGGTGATTGAAATTCTCGGGCAGACCGGGATTCAGGTCTCACCGGAAGCGCAACAGACCGCCGCCTCACAGCTCTTTCAGCAAATGCAGCTCGGAATTCGAGACGGTGCTGGACGCCCAGTCAAGGCCACGCCTCAGCCTGCGGAGCACGGCGGGGTCAGCGAAAAGGTCAGACCAATGGATCAGCAGTCGGCGGATAAGTCGGGTCAGCGGAGCGGGCCGAAGACGCAATGACCTGCGAGAAGTGCGGGAAGACGCTTGAAGTGGGGCAGTGGCCGTACTGTCCGCATGGTCTTGCACAATCCTCCATACAGACAAACGAAAGTTTTATAGGCGGGGTCACGCTGGAGAACATGGGAGACGCGCCAGTGACCGTCTATTCGCGCGAGGAGCTTCGCCGCGAATGCGAAAAGCGTGGGCTGGAGCAGCGGATCAAGCACGTTGCCGGGGACAAATTTCTGACAAATTGGGCGGCCGGTATCGATGCGTATACGCTCGCAGCCGCAACCGCGCTGCTGGAGCGAGGTCGAGTACCAGCGATCGACGAGACCGCCCTTCCATCCTACCGAGGCGAAGTCAGGCTCTTAAACAACGGGAACGTGGTCGATCGTAAAACCCTCTGATGGCCGAAATGATTTACGCTGAAAGTGGACAGTCGGCCGCGCCCGCCATACTGGAGATGAAGACACATCATCTCCAGTCGCTTACAGATGGTCAGTTTTTTCTGGAGCATTTGCACGCTCTACGGGCTGTGGCGATTGAGCCCTACTGCCGCCACTGTCTGCATCTTGGGCTGGCTCCACAGGTTGAGATCTCGATTGCGCCTGACACATTTGAATTTCGGTGTCAACACAGGTCGGGATGGGTTAAGCGAGACGCCTTCCTTGAACTCCAACCGCTCCTCACGGCGCTCGGGTGGGACCTCCGGTGTACGAAGTGTCTCCAGCTCATTGAAGCCGCCAACGACCGGACGGACCCCGTCTTTCTGGTCTCGTGTCCGTGTGCGATACGCCGCATGGCGAACCCGATTGCGGCGTCGCTACCAACGTCGGGCTGACGAACTCCGCTGGCTCAGTTGGATCGCCAAAAACCTCTACGATGACAAACCCGTCGTGCGACTGTCCGTGCCCAAGACTCTACACAAGACCAAGCGGAACCGTCGTGTGTCTGGGTTGTGGACGGTTGCCCGCCCCCGTCGTTCCTCCGCTCCCAGATAGACCGTAAGTCCTTCCTCGTTCCGCCGATCTTTCGAGAAAGAACGGCATCGGAGTCTCATCATGGCCGATACGCCTGCCGGTTCGGCACCGGCAACCCCCGCTGCGCCTGCAACGCCAGCGTCCGCGACAGCGACGCCGAGCGCGAGCGGTTCCCCGTCGCCGTCCCCGCAAGGGACACAGCCATCAGCTCCGAGTGGAGAGCCCCCGCAAGAACGGTGGCCCGAGATTCTGGAGAACGCGCGGAAGAAAACCCGCGCGGAGGTCGCGCAAGAGTACGAGCAGCGGTACGGCAAGTACCAACAGTTCGAGACCGACCCGTGGTCGGCGGTGCAGGGATGGCTCGGTGAAGCCTCCAAGCACTCGATCTACGGGCCGATGGTGCAGCAGTACTTCCGCGAGCAGATGCAGGCGTCACAGCCTCAATCTCAGCTCGGGGAGGAACCGCAGCCGGACATCCCGATCGTTGATGCGAATGGGAATCCGACCGGCGAGTACACCTACTCAGCCAAGGGCCATCAGAAGTGGCAGAAGTGGAACGAGCAGCGCCTTCGTAGTGAGTTCGATCAGCGGTTCGGCACGTTGGAGCAACAGAACGCCCAACGGGAACAGCGCGAACAACTGGTCCAGCTGCATCACGAGGCGAACCAGCACGCCCATTCTGTCCTATCGGAACTCAGACAGCAGCCGTACTTCAAAGACCACGAGCCAGCGATTAAGCAAGCGTTGATGGAGCATCCCGAGTGGGGAGACAACGTCCACGCGGCCTACACGCATGTGCTCGTGTCGCAAATCTTGCCGACCTTGAGTCAGGCCGAACAGCGACAAGCCGTTCAATCTCTCACCGGGAAAGCTGCGGGAAGTTCCGTAGCTCCCGGCGGTACAGCGCCCGCTGCGCCGAAGTTCAAGAGCTTCAAGGAAGCCGCTCGCTACTACCAGGAGCACCCGGATGAAGCCGCCGCGATGGCGAAACGCTGACGCGGTGCACGAATAAGGACTAACTCACAATGCCGGTACCCAATGACGGAATGACAATTGCGGCGTCTTGGAACGCCCTTGTCAACGACTCGCCTGAAGACAACATCAACTAAAGGTGTTCCTTCGCGGAAACGCGAAGTGGCTAAACCGCTTCTGATTGACTTGAACCCTGAGACGGGAACAAGGGGCAAGCCCACAAGGCAGCCTGAGAGACTAAGCGAAGCGGCCCCCTCTGGGGTGATGCGATAGTCCGTTCTCACGCGAATACAAGCGTGAGAGGTTGGCAGAAATGACCAACCCCCAACCGTTCTGGTTGGTGTAACAGTCAAGCTTTGGCGATTACTGGCTCCTCAATACCCTGAAACAGGGCGACAGCTTCGAAGGCGTGGATGGTGGCGACATCATCACCGCGTCGTTGATGTATGCCCAAAACGGAACGGTCGGGTTCTACAGCGATACGGAAACGATCGCGACAAACCGTTCGGATGTCTTCGACCGCGCGGAGTTTGCGTGGAAGGAAGTCGCCGGAACCGTTCTGCAGTCAGACCTTGAGGACGCCATCAACCAGGGCAGCGCGAAGAAATTCGACCTGCTCGACAAGAAGTTGATGAACCTGCGGACCTCGCTCGACTCCACCCTCGATGCCTCGCTGTTCTCGGACGGCAACGGCACGGGCGGAAAGGAACTCGGCGGGCTCCAGCTCCTCATCTCGACGACCCCCACGAGCGGAACCGTCGGCGCGATTTCGGCGGCCTCGTTCGCCTTCTGGAGAAACCAGCAAGCGAGCGGCGCGCAGTCGTCTTCGGCGTTTGACAACCTCCGCGCCACGATGCGCTCGGTCTACAACAGCGCCTCGAACGGCTACGCCGGAAAGCATCCGAAGTACGCCGTCACGACCCAGACCGTCTTTCAGGGCTACGAAGGTCTGTTGACGATCAACGAGCGCTTCGTTGATAAGAAGTCCGGCGACGGCGGGTTCAAGAACGAGACCCTGATGTTCAAGGGCGCCGCCATCTCCTACGACGCGAACTGCCTCGCTGGCGCGTTGTACTTCTACCGTCCCGAGTTCCTCCAACTCGCCTACCTCAAAGGCCACTGGTACAAGATGACAGGGCCGATTCGTCCCGCGAATCAGACGGCCGAAATCTACCAGGTCGCCGCGCGCTGCAACCTCATTACGACGAACCGCCGGATGTTGGGCGTCGTGTCCTCAATCACCTAGTTAAGGAGACCACACAACATGCCTAATCTGGTTGGTCCCAGCCTCATTGGTGCGGCTGGTCCTACGTCGAACTTCTACACGACTCCGTTCCCTCACAAGCCGGGCGACAAAGCCCGCGACAAGGACGGGAACGAGTACGTCTTCTGCGACTTCACGGCACCCGCGTATTACGGGCAAGTCGTTCAGATCACCCCGGAGTACCTCGCCTCTCCGCTGCTCGGCACCGCGCGCGTCGCTATGCGCGTGGGCGTCGTGATGGGCGGATGGCCGGTCACGGACAACAACTTCCACGGAACCTCGGATCACGGCGGGTGGGTGCTGATCTACGGCCTCCATCAGGCCGTGCAGACCGGCAGCGCGTCGGATGGTCTGACCTCAGACAACACCGTCGCGTATGTGGCCGTGCCGCAGACCTCCGTGGGAACCCCTTCTGGCGCGTTCACGCTCATTACGCCCGTTGCCGGGACCTCAATCGCCCAGACATCAACCGACCAAGCCCGTATTTACGGGATGTGGGTCGTGCCTGGGGCGCTGGTCAGCGACTTCGTGACGGCGTGGCCGTCTTCGGCGACCTCTGGGCCTGCGACTGATCCGATTGATCCGTCGTTCGGTCAGACGAGCGCCACCGCCGCCTCGTTCGACAACACGTCGGCGTTCATTGGTGCGACGCACGTCTGCTACCTCAACTATCCGTACGTGACGGGCATTGAGGACACGATCGGCATCGCCACCACGTAGTCGTTCGCTCTCCGGGGAGGCTGCTGGCTGTACATGGCTGGGGCCTCCCCGTTCGTTCCTGAAGGGGGACGCGTGAAGTTCGAGATTCAGAAAGCACCTGAGAAGGTGCGAAAGCTGGAGCCCCGTCGGCCAGCCTTCGCTGGAACGGGGCGTTTGCGCAAGATCGCGCTCCTCGGTGGAGCCCCGAGCCTGAAGTACGCGCCCTGGCACGATCCGTCATGGGAACTCTGGGCGCACATGTCGTGCCGCAAACAATGCGAGCGGGAACCGGATCTCTTTTTCGACCTCCATCCTCCGGCCCTCTGGCGCTCACAAGAGAAGAAGTACTGGGACAAGGGATATCTCGACTGGCTCAAAACCAACCGTACCCCGATCTACATGCAGGAGAAATACCCAGACGCGCCAGCGTCTCTCAGGTATCCCTTCGAGCAGATGATCACGGAGTTTCCGCGTGGGTACATGACGAACACCGTGTCTTACATGATGGCCCTCGCCCTCATGGAAGGCGTGACGCATCTCGCGCTCTACGGCTGTCATTACGACGCAGCGAGCGAATACGGTCCTCAGCGAGGGTGTTGCGAGTACTGGATCGGTCTCTTGGAAGGACGAGGCGTCACGGTCCTGATACCGCCTACCTGTGATCTTTGCGGACGACCCGCGTTGCTCTACGGCTATCAGAGTCATCCGAACGGAGTCCGCGATAAGAGCTATTCCTTCGGGGTCGGGACATTCGGGGCGGTCCCGGCAGGGAAACCAGGAAACGCGATGCCCATGCAAGGACTTGTTCCTGCGGACGCGAAGGACGCGCCACCGCTCCGAGACATCGGCCAGCCGCCAGCGCTCCAGCGACGCGACGGACAACTGACGGGAGTATGACGGTGACGAACAAAGAACGAGACGAGGAACTCGCCAGACTCGTCAAGCGCTATGCGGAAAAGAAGATCTTTGCCTTTCATTTCGAAGGCAAGGAATACAACCATGTGGGCGAAGACGAGTCGGGGAACTGGCTCTATCGCCCGGTCGGGAGCTGGGTCTAATGGCATTCGTCTTTAAGTCACGTCGTCAGGGGTATGACAACATCGCCACCGGATCGGCCACTGGAGTGGAGTTTCACAATCCTGGTGCATCCTATGGCGAGAAGACCTCTCGCGAGCACATCGAAACACTAGGCGTCTCGGCCGACTGCGTCAATTCCTCGTTCATTACGGCACGACCGCTGGAATTGCCCATGGGCGGCATCGTCAGCGATGCCAACCTGTCGGGCCACAACGCCGCCAACCCGACGAGCATTGTGGACATTACCCCGACATCTGCGACGACTCCTGGGTACACATCGACGACTTCGTTTACGTCGGCGATTCGCGAGCTAAATACGGCCATCTAGTCCGCCCAAGGAGACAGAATGAACGGATACAGAACGCTTCTACTGAACCTCGTCGCCTTCCTCGCTACCTACGTCGCGAGTGCCCAGTTTGGCTTTGTGCTCGATCCGGTCTGGGTCGCGTTGATCGTCTCGGCCTTGAACGTCGCCAAGCGGTACCTCGCGCCGACCGTGGTGACGACCGCTCCGCCCGCTGAGTAGTTTTCCCATTAACCACGTTGCCGATTTCGAGAAATCGGAGGACACATGAAACCGAAGAAGTCTCTGGCCGAAGGCCAAGAAGCGCCCGACCCGTTGGAATACGCCGCACAGCAATCTATTCAAGACGCCCCGCCGGATGTCGGCGACCCGACCATTCCAGCGGTGAGTGCTGAGCCCACGATGGCATCAGCCTTCGCGATGATCGCTCAGGCGTTGCAGTCTATTAAGTCGGGCGAGAACGGCGCGGCCGAGCGGCTCGCCAGCATCGAACGATTCCTGATGAATCAGGAGTCCGTTCGCCCCCACGAGAACCTGTTCGCCCCGCCGATGATTTCCAACTACAACCCGTTGGGCGAGCGGGACAACCCGAGACCTGATCTGCGCTGCAAGGTGATCTGGGTTGGGTATGAACTCACGAAGGACGGACTCAATCGGACGGAAATCGACCTCCTGAACCGCGTGAAGCCGGGAGCGTACCGCGTCCAGAAGGCTGACGGGCGCATCATCCAATTCACCGTCTCAGAAAAGCTGAACGACGCTGGAGAGGCCGAGAAACTCATCATTCACTTCCCAACGAAGGGCGATGAGCGGAACAACCACCGGCCGATGTCGGAATACCTCCAGATGTGTCTCGGGGAGCATACGAGCCGCGAAGACCTCCTCTCGCAGATTTCGAAACTCAAAGCCCAACTCGGAGCGTAAATGACCCTAACGCAGCTACAGGCCGACGTTTACCGAAGACTCGGCTTTAGCTCGTCCCCTCCGTCCGAGGTCTCGACTCGGATCACCGCCTATCTCAACGAGGCGCAGCAGGACATCATCAGCGACTCTGGGATGGCCTACCTGCTGAACGACCTCCTCCCGGTGACGACCGTTGCTAACCAGCAGCAATACGGGCTGTGGATCGGCGGGGCGAAGGTTAAGCGGATTGCTGAGTCCACGAGGAACTACGGGCTCGTGGAGATGTCCTACGACGTATATCGCAACATCTGGGCCAACGCCGGGACTGGTTCGGGGACACCGGCCTACTGGGTCAACATGGGCATCCACGGCGGTATCCCAGGATCGAAGACCGGGACGGCGGACGGACCCGCCGACGCCTCAAGGCTGTTTGTAGACTCCACGTCGGCTGGCGATACGGGAACGGCGTACCTCGAAGGGTTCCGCGCAAACGGGTATCCGTTCACTGAAACGCTTGTGATGACTGGTGCAACCGCCGTGGGGACCACGCTGACAGATATTAAGACGGTCACGAAGTTCTGGCTGAGCACAGCTGCTGTTGGCACGGTGACGCTGGTTGAAGACGCAGAGGGAGGGACGGTCCTCGCCACCATTCCCATCGGACAGGCGAACTGCAAGGTCGTCGTGATTGCGTTTGCGCCAACGCCGTCGGCCGCGCTCGATTACTACGTGGAATTTCAACGCGATGTCTCGGACATGGCGATTGCCACGGATGAACCCTGCATCTCAAAAAGATTCCATCGCATCCTCGCGATCGGGGCGCGGATGAAGGAATACGAGTATCGCGGCGATATGGATCGTTACACCATCGCGAAAGGCGAGTGGAACGAGGTCATGCGGGACCTGAGAAACTTCGTCTACGCCGCGACCGCCGGGACACCGAATCTTCGGCCGGGAGTCATTCCGGTGGACATCGCCCGCATGCGCCTCACGAATTACTGATGCCCCCGATTAACATCACCCGACTGATCGGTCGCAACGGGGTCGATTCTCCGGTGGATTCCTCGTTCCCGTTCGACATGGCCGTCGAGATGGTCAACGTGGATCTGACGTTGGGCGGACTTGGGGCGAAGCGGGAGGGGTCGAACGAAGTCCTTGGAACGTGGACCGGCGGCACGGCGTTTACGACCGGAATCCACTCGATCCTCAGGCATAACCCCACGCCTGCGACGCAGGAGTTGTGGGCGGTTGACGTCGCCGCCACCCCGCTGATGAAGCGCCATGTCACCGGGACCACCACATGGGCTGATGTTGCTGTGACCGTGGAGACTGTCAGTACTGGGTCAGAGCACCTCGTTCAAGGCACGTCCTTCAACGATAAATTCTTTCTGAGCTTCCCATCATCTGCGAGTCGGATGCACGTCTACGGATTGAACACGAGTGGGACCAACTCGCTACGCCGGGTTGGGATTGCGCCTGGCTCGAATGCACCGACCGTTGCGGACACTGGAGCAGGCGCCTACGCGGCCGTGCTTCGGTACTACCGTGTCAGGTGGGCGCTCGTGGACGGGTCGAGCGTGATCCATAAGATGTCTGAGCCGACGCCGAGCGTGAGCTTCACGCCGAGCGGGGCTGGCACGGCGGCGCGCGTCACGAAGCCTACGACCCCGGCGAACGAGGACGTGAACACATGGTATGTCGAAGCGTCCACGGATAACGTGAACTTCTTCCAGATCAGCTCAGGGATTGCGATAGGCACCACGACCTACGATGACTCGGCGGCGACAACCACGTACGCATCGTCTAGGCTCTCTGATCCGCAGGGCTACTTCTCGCTACCACCGTCCTATACCGCGACCATCACCGACAACAATCGTCTGATCGGGATCTTCGGGTCGCGCATCTATTGGGGTCCGATTCTCGGTGTGTTGAATCGTGGGGATGACGAGCGGATCGTCGAGACAGCGACACAGAAGCCGTATCTGGATCTCAATCCAAAGGACGGCGGCGACCTCACCGCGATTGCACGCACGGTCAACGGAGTCATTTACGTATTCAAGCTCTCCCAGGTCTGGCGCGTCACGCCAACCGGGAACGCCCTGCAGCCATATTCGGCTCGTAAAATCTCCGATACGGTCGGTTCTGTCAGCAAGCACGCAGTCTGCTCTGGCGAGGATGCCGCCGGAAATCCAGTGGTCTACTTCTGGAGCGAGCGCGGCCCGTATTATGCGGGCGCTGACGGGATCACCTACCTCGGACGAGACATTGAGGATCTGACGCGTAATACGGCGTTCGGGTATCGGATGAACACGAACGTCGGTGCGACCGTCGTCGCTCATGTGCAATACCTCGCCTCTCGGTCCATGCTGTTTTGCTGGTGGTCGAGCTTTAGTGCCCTCGGGGCCGGAGCGTCGTTCCCGGCGAACCTTGCGGTCAACTTCACCAAGCTCGGCACTCGACGGGACCAGTACGGACTGCGTGGCGGGTGGGTGAAGTTTGACGGCAAGCCAGCGAACGCCCGTTGTTCGTGCGTCTTTCGCACGGCTAGCACGTTCACCGATGATGCGATTTGGATCGGGGAGAACGTCTCAAACGCACCGAAAGTCTACGAGTTGTTGAACGGGAAGGACGCGCTCTATCGCGACGACAGCACGGACTACGCCTATGAGTTCCGAACGAGACATCCGATTCCGCCTGACTTCTCGGGCCTACTGAACTTCTTCAAGTCCTCGCTCATCTGCACCGGAAACGCGCACGGACTCACCCAGACGATCACGGCCTATCATCCGCAGTCGGCTGCCGAGAGTCGAACGTCCACGGCTACCGTCACGAGTGGCCGATCGATGACTCAATTCGAGGGGAGCGCGGCTGCGGACTGTATCTATGCCACGATTGACGTAGCGGAAACCACGCAGGCCAATGCGGAGTTGAGGGTGCTGGCATTTGAAATCGGCGCGGAGCGCGGGGCGGCGTCGTGATCGACGTTGACCTTCAGGAAACCGCCGGGGTGAAGGACATCCATAAGGTTGTGGATGTCCTGCAAGCCACGCCGTCTGGGCAGTGGATCGATGGGCCGCTTGCGTCGGATGCATTTCGGGTCGATGGCATCGGCAATTCGTGGGTCTACCTCTACGACATTCGGAATGGTATTAGTTGGTCCATTGTCGGACGGACGATGTTTCTTAATGTGTTTCTGGCTGTTACGACCACGCTGGCGACCGCACAGAATATCTTCTACCTCAAGGTTCCTGGTGGATACACCCTAGACCCTCGGTCTGTCGGCGACGGGAATCCCAAGAACCCGGCCCGGACCTCGTTCTCTCAAATCTACGCCGCCGACGGAGCAGGCGTCACCAATATCGCGTTTTTTGACGCGTGCGCGATCGTCACGCCGGACTTCATCCGCATCTATAAAACAGACGGCAGTAACTGGACGGCGGGCGCGACTTACATTATCGGACAGATTGTGCTGGAAGTGACGCAGCGCGGAGAACTCGCATGATTGCTGACTTTGGATTAGGCGGCGGACTTCCCGACCCGGAAGAACTGCGGCGCTACGCGCTGTCCTCGCAGATGCCGAGCATGGGGGCTCCGTCGAGTTCGCCTCAAGCTGGTGCGCCTCCAGCTCCTCCGTCTATGTCGGCTCCTCCGGCACAGCCGCAGACCTATAAGGCACCGTACGCCCCAATCCCGCAAACACCGGCAGCGCCGATGGCTCCGACTGCGCCTCAGCCGTCGGCCGCCCCTCCGGCTGCTCCGACATGGCGGAACACCGAGGACTCATGGATTAACTTCCTAGGGACGCAAGGGCTGCAAGGGACGCGTCAAGGCTTCTTCGGGCAGGGCGGAACCTCCGTACAAGACATGGTGAATCGGTTCAACCAATACACCAACCAGCACGCGAAGTTCATCGGTGGTCCGTCTGGAGACCTTGTGGACTTCGGCGACGGACGCGGGCCGGTAGATGTCCGAACAGCCCAGGGTGAGTTCTGGTACAGCGAGCCGGGACAAGGGACACCTGGCGGACCAGGCTCTGGAGGACCTGGAGGCCCAGGCGGCGGACCCGGAACTGGTGGGATTGACCCCAGAACGGGCGGACCTGGCGGCGGCGGTGGCGTGGATAGCGCTATGCGGCAAGCACTCCTCCGATTAATGGGACGCGCCGAACAGCCCGTTGACGCGAACGACCCCGTATTTCAACAGCGCTATTTGCCGATTCGGAACGCCCTAGAGCGGAACGCGCAGCTCTCGAAAGAACAAGCGGCTGAATCCGCAGCTACCCGAGGACAGTCCTTCGGTGGCGGGAATGATCAGGCGACATTCCAATCCATCAACGAGCGCCTTGGACAACAGGAAGGACAAGCCCTAGGCGAGCAACTCGGACAAGAGATTCAAGCCCGCAGACAAGACCTCATGGGAGCCTTACAGCTCGCGAACTCCATAGGAGCGAGAGACGAAGCGTTGAAGATTCAGCGCGAACTCGCCCAGCTAGACAACCAGTACCGCTACGCGGCTCTCGGACAGAATCAGTCGCAGTTCAATGACCAGTTCGGATTACAGCGCGAGTTCGGTACGTACGACCGGAACCGCCAATCCATGCTCGACTTGATGGGCTGATGGCGACAGTCAACCAACTGCGGGCGATGTCGCAACCCTCTGGGGGTGCTCCATCTACGTCTGCGGTGCGGTGGAATACGTTCCCGAACTTCACCGGAGCATGGACCTCCTCGGAGTCGATTGCTCGTTGGGCGGCTGGAATTAGTTGCACGGTCAAGAATCCCACGATGTCGCTCCAGACCGCACCGGGAGCGGGGAAGTCGTGGTCGTTTCAGATCCGCAAGAACGGCGCGGACGTGACGGGCGCTGTCATCTCAATTGCCGACACAGCGCAAAGCGGGACATATCTCGGGTCCATCGTGGTGGCTCCGGGCGATGAGTTCACGATTCAATCTACGCCTTCAGGTACCCCAACGGCAACGGGAATTACGACGTTGACGTGGGAGCAGGAGTCGGCTACGTCGGGCGAGTCGCAGCACACCGGCTATGTAAACGCCCCGAGCACAACGCTCCTTCGATACAAGGGACCGCTTAGTGAGGCAAGCGGTGGATGGGAGACGACGGCACCACCGGCCACCAACGTCATTTCGCTGGCCGGGTCCTTTACGAAGCTGATCGCGGTACTCGCGGCGGCTCCTGGGGCGGGCACGTCCTACGTCTTCACGTTCTACAAGAACGGGGTGAAGCAGGACGGAGGTGGAGGGACGGTCAATACGACGCTCACCGTCTCCGATGCTGAAATCACCGACTCAGTGACGTTTGACCTGCCTGTTGTCCCTGGCGATGAGGTCTACATCGAGTGCAGTCCGGTCAGTACGCCCACGTCTAGAACCATGCTGCTGACGAACTACTTCGTCGCGACGGACGGCAAGTCGTTCATGATGGCGTTCTGTGACCAAGGCGCGCAGGCCACATTCCCCCGCTACCACAACGGCATGACGAGCAGCGTCAACGATGGATCGGGTGGATGGGGATCGGCGACGCAGACCGCTGGCCTCGCGCACCTGTGCCCAGTCACCGGCTATACCCTCGGGAAGATGTATGCGAAGGTTACGGCCGCTCCTGGGGCCGGTACGAGCCGAACCTTAGCCCTACACCGTGACGGATCGGCTCCGACTGGTGCTCCGACGATTACGATCGCCGATGCGAACACCACGGGGAACGATCTGACCGGGACGATGACATTAGCAGCCGGTCAGTTCTTCGGTATTAACGGGGCGAGAAGTGGCGCGGCGGCGAGTTCGCGCACGTCAGTCTCAATAGCGGCGAATGCCTACAGCGGTCCCCTCGGGTCGTGTGTCATGAACGGCTTCGCGACGACCGATGATCATATGGCCGCCCGTGGGGACATGATGTCAGCCATGCGGCAGTACTTGCAGTGCTTGTACTGTACGTCGAATCCAGACATTGCGCCGTTGACCGAGCGGTACCGCAAAGACCGCACGGCGACGGATTCGAGCGATGTCTGGAACGCTCTCCGAGACGCTTCGTACGGACTGGAAACGAGCTAATGGCGACATCCGACGATCAATTCAGCGCTTCGCTTGACATGAATACGGCGATGCTGAAGTTTCTCAACGACTTCTACGGAACGGCGAATCAAGACTTTCCCACGATGCTGAATCGGTTCCTGCAGGACAATGCGGCGACATCGGCCGGTGATCCGACAGAAGTGGCTGGAACGGCTGCGGATTCAACCCGTGCGTGGAATCTGCTGACGCGCGCCGCGCGAGGGTTGACCTCATGAAGTGGGACCTTGACCGTGTCTGGTGTCTCGGTCGCCACGCTAAGACGTGGTATATCCGATTTTATCCCAATCCGGGGTTCTTCTTCACGATTGGGAAGCGTCGTCTTCGGTGGTCAAAGTTTTACGGATGGAAGTAACGAGTGGCGCAGTTTGCACGACCATCGGCGGATACCAATAACCCTGACGCCTATACGGACCAGGGTGGCGGATCGTCAACGATCTACGCGACCATCGACGAGTCCGTCGCGAGCGACTCCGACTACATCCGCACGGTGGTCTCGCCGACGAATGATGTCTACGTCACCAAGCTCTCGAACGTGACGGACCCGCTCTCAAGCACGGGCCACATCATGCGGATGCGAACCAGCTGTGATCAGGACGCACAAGAGACACTGGATTTCACCTTGCAACTGCGACAAGGGTACGTGAGCGAAGGCAGCCCCGGGACACTCATCGCGACACTGTCTAGAGCAGGCGTGAGTTCAACGACGTGGACCGATAGCTCGTATACGTTGAGCGGCGCGGAAGCCGATGCGATCACCGATTACACAAGCCTCTATTACAGGCTCTTGATCAACAAGCCATAACGATGGGCGCACAAGGCACGGCGACCTTAGATTTCGGCGCCTTTCCAGGGAAGAGCGATGCGAGTGTGGATGTCACCGGGCAGGCTGGGATTGTGTCGGGTTCATTAGTCGAGACGTGGATTCGACCGACAGCCACGGCGGACCACTCCGCCGACGAGCACATGGTCGAGACGCTCAAGGTTATCGCTGGCAATATCGTCTCTGGTACGGGATTTACGATTTACGGATTCAACACAAACCAGGTGCAAGAACCACTGACTGGCTCGGGTCAGGGCCGCAACCATCTCTCCACCGGAACGGCCGCTGCGAACACAGGATTTGGAGCCAATGCAGGTCAAGCGTCAGTAGGTGGTCAAGGCACGCGGATCTATGGTCAGTGGACCGTGGCATGGGTGTGGAACTAAGGGCTTATGTCGATTCAGATACAGGGTAACGGCGGCACGGTTGCAGAGGTTGACGGCACCAGCTATCGCGCGCTTCGCGTGCAGGCCAGACCGCTCGACGTGGGCTCGTTGGGGCACTATCGCCTGTCGGTAGCCACGGGCACCATCGGTGCCGCGCTCGCGGCGAACGGCGAACTCTTCCAGTTTCGCTGGACTGATGCGACGCGCCTCGCCGTAGTCGAGAAGATTCTCATTAGCGGTGGGGCCAACGTCGCGGCGACTGCGGCTGGGCTAGTCACGCTTGAGGCGACTGTGGCGCGGGGCTGGACTGGAGCCGGGACCGGAGGGACGCCAGCGACGATTACCGGCAACAACCAGAAAGCCAGGTCGAGCTTCGGCACCACGCTCTTGGGGGAGGCTCGCATTGCCACCACGGCCGCGCTGGGTGCTGGCACCAAAACACTCGATTCTCAGGGCGTCGGGAATATCACGCTGGGGATTGGCACCGGAGCGATTACGACGGCGGTCAATCTAAACCTCTTCCCTAAAACCGACCTCTTGGAAATCGACGCAGAGGGACTGATTCATCCGTTGGTATTCGCGCAGAACGAAGGGTTCGTCATCAAGAACGGGGCGACCGTGTGGCCAGCCACGTTGACATGGGCCTTGGGCGTGACGGTCATCTGGTCTGAGATCGCAGCCTACTGATGCATGAGCCTCTTACTCTCTCGGCTTGGCGGGGCTCCAACCGCAACGCGGGGTCGGCTTTCGTTTACCGAGCTGGAAGTCCCATTCGTCGGCACGCGTGGACGGCTCTCGTTCTCCGAGCTGGAGGTCCCAAGCGTCCCAACCAGGGGGCGTCTCTCGTTTGCCGAGTTCGAGGTCGTCAGCGTACCAACGCGTGGGCGCGTGTCGTTTGTCGAGCTGGAAGCGCCCTTCTTGGGCACGCGCGGTCGGCTGTCCTTTGCCGAACTCGAAGTACCGCTGACGCTCACCAGAGGTCGCCTCTCATGGGCAGCATTCGAGTGCCCGAATACTCCAACAAGAGGGCGATGGAGTTGGGGCGAACTTGAGGTTCCGTTCTCGTTTACTCGTGGGCTGCTTTCGTTCGCAGAATTCGAGGTACCAGGAAGCGCGCTCGTTGATTACATGAGCCTCCATCTCGACATGAACACGGCCATGAGGGCGTTTCTGCAAGACTATTACGGCACAACGAATCCAGACATTGTTCCACTGCTGGCGCGCTGGCACGCGGAGCATACGGCAGAAGACAGCACGCGATCATGGGCCACGCTCGCGCGACGGGCTCGCGGAGATGAGAGCTGATGCCATTCAGAAGCGAAAAACAACGGCGGTTTATGTACGCCAAACATCCTGAGATTGCCGAGAAGTGGTCCGCTGAGTATCCCAATCAAGGCAAGCTCCCGAAACGTGCGTCGAATAAGGCTGGTTTTCGACGCAACGCCCTACTGTCGAAGATGAAGGGCTACTAGTGTTCGACTACCACGGGAAACAGTGGTTCGCGAACGCCGTCCCAGTCGTCGGACGGTCCAGCGTGGACGGGAACCGTCCTCCCGGTGGGCCGAGCCCGTCTGGGTCGCCGTTTGCCCTCGGAGCACCACCGCAGCCATCCAATGCAATGGCGCGCTATCCGTCTCACGATACGGGCGCGCACGCCACACAACCACCCGGACTCACCGGGAACCACATTCCGCCTCCAGGCCCCATCCCCATGCCTAACAATCTCCAGCTCCTCATTGATCGGCTCATGAAGTTCGGCGCAATCGGTCAGCCGCAAGGTGGACCGCCTCCCGCGCCTCCGCAGGTTCCATTACCGGGACAGGGACCGAAGCGCACGAACGATATCTACCTCCCGCCGCAACAAGGACCCGTTGACCCGGCGAAGCTTCAGCGCGAGATGCTGTTGGCGCAGCTTCGAGGATGACGATCGAGATTCTCCCTCCGTCGGCGTGGTGGCAACTGGAGTCGATCTTCGAGGAACACGGGGTTCAGCTTCCCGACCCTGAGCTGGCTCGGATCATCATCGCGAGAGACGAGGATGTCATCGCGGGATTCGTGGTGATTCAACTCCAACCCCACATCGAGCCGTTGTACGTGGACGAATCGTATCGGCACAAGGGACTCGCCAACGAACTCGCCGATGCTGCCGTGGCGCTCTTTCCACCAGGAACGGCGTATTTCGCGTTTTCTCCGCGTGAGGGGATTTCGAGTCTCGCGGAAAAGTCTGGCCTCCAACAATTGCCCTGGAAAGTCTATCGAGGAATGAACTAATGCCGTTTCTTGCTCCTGCGCTCCCGTTTATCATGGGCGGTCTCGGGGCCGCTGGCGCGGTCGCGAAAGGTCGCGCCTCTGGTCGGGCGGCTGAGAACGACGCCAACCAGAACGCAGACATGTTTCGCCTTCGAGCGGCCGAGTTCAATCGCCAGAATCCAACGTATCGGTCGCGCGATGCCGTCCGAGGGGATCTGCTTGCTGGACTCCAGCCCTTTAGGCTCTCTGGCGAGGGACGGAACATCTCCTCGACTGGCGGGGTCTCTCCAGCGCTTTTGACACAAGGGACGCGCGACCTCGGGAAGTCGATGAACCGCGATGCGGTCTTGTCGCAGCTCGGTGGCTTGAACGCACAGCCGCAGAAGGCCAAGAGCATGAAGGAGCTGATGACGCCGCAGGCTCCGCAACGATCTGACCCGTACGCCATGCTCACGCCGACACCGCTGAAGCAGCCGGGACTGCTCGATAAGATTCTCGGTGGAGCCGGATTAGCGGGAGGGCTCATTGGATCGCTCGGCGGTCTCAAGATCAAGGGAGGACCGCTCCCAGGTTTCGATGATCCAGAAAACGTAGGGTTTGACTAAATGGAAGAACTCGCCTTTTCTCTCCAATCGCTTGACGACATGCTCCGACAGCGGATGATCGATCGGATGATGGTCGAGAAGCAGGCCGAACAGATCCGACAGTTCAATGTCGGTGCGTCTGAACGCGAACGCGCACACAATCTTGAAGCCGAGCGGCATAAAGCCACACAGGCCGAGTCCATTCGACAACACGATATCCAGCGTGCCGGGAATATCGTGAACGAAGCTTATCCGAACGATCCAGCCGACGAAGACACGATGGGTCTGCTGAAGAAGACCGGATACGGTGGGGCCTTGCGGACCGTGACGCAGGACCCATTCGAGGGCGTTGATGTCGAGCGAATGGGCGGACCAGACGTAACGCAGAAAGGCTTTCTTCGCGGAGGCTCGAAGTACCTCAACTCAGAGCAGAATCGCATCAACGCAGCGAAGATCGCCCAGGACAAGCAGATCGCCGCAGCGCAAGAGGCCGAGAACAAGCGGCAGTTCCAAGAGGGACAGAACAACCTGTTTAAGATGACCGCCGCGCAGCAGGCCGCGATTGCTGGCGGGAACATGGATATCAAGCGCTTGTTGGCGCAGTCCACCATAGACACCAGAAACCAGAAGGCCCAAGAATCCGCAGACAAGGCCGCGAGAGGAAAGGCAGCCATCGAGGATCAGGCCAAGCGCGTGATCGATACTATCGATCAGCTTCGTACGCCAGAAGGACACCTGAAGCCTTCGGCACAGAGCGTCGTTGGCGCGTCTAGGATGATTGGTGGTCTATCGAGGTTTGTACCAGCGACCGAGGCAAAGACGGCCGAGAACACGATCAATCAGCTCAAGGGTCAACTCATAGTCGATCTGTTGGGTGAGATGAAGTCGCAATCCCGCACGGGGGCGACCGGATTCGGAGCCCTGAACCTACAAGAATTGAAGGTGCTGGAAAACTCAGCATCGAAGCTCGATCCGAACATGTCTGAGGCCGACTTCGAAGCCGAGTTGGGTCGCATCTACGATCGAGTCGGGCGCGTGTTCAAAACACAAGGTGCACAGCCAGATCAGCGAACGCCTGAGAAACCATCGTCTGGGTTCCGCGTGGTAGGCGTGAGGCCGAAGTAATGGGGCAGGTCTACACCGTTGAAATCGACGGCAAGCAGTACGACATCGAAGGCGACCGACCGCCAACAGAGGCAGAAGCCCGCGCAGCGGTGCAATCCTATAAGCCGGAGCCTGCGATCGCGAAGCAGGCTGGCGCTCCAGGTCCGCAGTGGCCTGGGGCCGCGCGACTCACGCCGGAGAACAAGCAGGGCGTCGCAGACACGCTCAGCGCCATCGGAGAGATTCCGAAAACTGCCGCGCTTGGCATGATGGGAGCGAGTGCCGGATCGGCGTTGGTGAGTGGGGCTGGTCGCGTGCTCGGTCCAACAGTCGGGAGACTGGTTAGTAAGGGCGTGGATGCCGCGGCGACTCCGACCGGAGGAGCCGTTCTAGGAGCAGCCGAGGGCTATCTGCGCGGTGGCTTACCGACAGCTATTAGCGACGCCATGCTCGGAGCGCTCGGAGGCGGAAGAATCGGGAGAATTCGGACCGCTGCGAAGGCATCCAGATCGGCTCCGAGCGCAGCGCGTGAGGCGCTTTCGTCGATGTCCAACAACATCGTGTTGTCTCCGACCGAGATAGCGGCAAAAGATCAGTTAATGGAACTCGCGAAACAAGAGGCGAGGCAGGCCGGTATGGTTTCCGCAGGCACTAAGGCAAGAGGCCCGGTATCGCTTATCGAGCAGCTTTTTGGGCAGTAGCGTATCGAATCACCGCCAGCACAATCAGAAGCGGGGCGATATGGAGTGCGCTCGATAGCATTCCCATAGGATCGTACACCGACCACGCCAACGCCGCGACGGCCAGCATCTTCTCTAGAGCACTCATAACCACACAGCATATGGCATTTACAGAGGGTAATCAACTAGGGAATCGGAAGGGCCGGGAGCCAGGCTCAAAAAACAAGCGGACCCTCGCCAGGATCGCCACTATCAAGCGGGCTGTCGAACAAGGGGTAGAACTGTCAACCGGCGACAAGCTCACGGCGGAAGACATCGCTTTGGCCGTTAAGCTCATGGACGACGGCGAGACCCAGGCGTCGGTAGCTTCCAAGCTCGGGGTGAGCCAAGCGACCATCTCACGGGCATTGTCCCAATTCGAGGACACAACCAGCCTAGCCAAGAAGAGACTGAAGGCGTCTGCCCTTCGGTTGACCGATATGGCCCTAGCGGCCACACAATTGGCCGCAGAGATAGGCAACGCCGAGCCAGCCCTAGAGCTACTAGATCGGCTCGAAGTAGCAGCCAGGAGGGATTCTGGAGCCACTGGAGGCGGTCCTCGGGTCGTCGTAATGGTCGGAGCCGCTACGCAGGCAGCTCTGCCGCCTGCGCTTTTGGCAATCGACGTCGATTCGCGATCTGTTGAGAAGCAGTAGCCCAGCGACAGTTGCCAGGCTCGTAGTTGCCGTCGTTTCTTTGCGGTCCAGCGTCATGCCGTCTGGCCGCTCTCCCATATCAGCCAGGAATGACACAAACGAACGCAACCACCGCTCGCAGACGCTGATTCCTCGGCCTCCATAATTCTTATACGCGACGTGGTTCGAACAATAACACCTTTTCTTCATGGCCTTCCACGAAGAGTATGTCTTTGATTGCTGCTTAGCTAGGGCATGACCATGACCAAGCGGCCAGCGCGTTCGCAGGTTATCCTTGCGTCGGCAACCACAGCTCTTCGAGCGACCGATCTGCAGGCGGCGATATGGAACAACCGCAACCACGCCACAATCACAACGACACTCGCAGGCCCTTCTCGTTTTGCCGTCAAACCACGCTCTCCCGTGTTTCAGGACGGTCCATCTTCCATAGCGTTCAGGTTGACCAGTATTCATTGAAGTCGCCTCACATAGAGGCATCAAGCTGGCGGCCAGTCGTCAGCCCCTTGGCGCGCGTTGCCCGTCCCCTTCCGGGCGACCCCAAGATAGAGGCGGGCTGGCCGCCGTCGTTTTTCTGCAACGCAAGCCACCGGCGCATAAGAACGCGGAATTCTGCTCTGATTTTTGGTGAGGTATTCCCTGGAAGAATGCCAGCCGCTTGCAAGGCCACCAGGGGAGAGCGGTTGACCGCGGCTGCTAAATTGATGCAGTTCTCTAGACTCAACACCTTCGACGCCATATGACCTCCTGCCGCGAGGTCAAGCGGTGTATCCTCTAGGGAGACCGCTCGACCCGATAACCCGGGTTGACGGTTTAGGGCCGCTCGCGGGTGCTCGCCCGCCTGCGGTCCGACTGAACGCTACTTTCCTTAAACACCCTCCAGAATCCTAACACGCCGTCTAGTGGCATGTCAAAGGATGTCTCTGTGTTCGTCCTTGACACATAGCCAGCTATGGGTGTAAGATCTACATAGCTTGAATGCCTCGGCGGTCGAATCCGGGTCCTATCGGCGTGAATTGCTCCAATTTTTACGGAAGGCCCTTACGCGGTCGGAGTTCGTGGTCGTCTGTCATCTGTTTGGGTTGGAGGACGGGGCCGGGAAGTCGTACGAAGAAACGGCGAAGCTCTTAGGGGTTAGCGAGACAACCGTGAAAGTAAGGCGCAGGACCGCGGTCGCAAAGCTACGGTCTGAAGACCTCCGGGGACTCCTGCAGGACAGCGTGCCTCGAACACGAACGCTCGGGGTCATTCACTCCACGACCAATGAGTAAACCGAAGGTTGAACTCATCGCAGAAGTCTCCAGCAACGCTGGAGGCTCGCTCGACCGCGCCAAGCTATTTATCGAGCGCTTTGCGGCTGTCGGCGCTGATGTTTTGAAATTCCAACTAACCCGCGCAAAACGTCTTCGGCTAGACGACCCGCAACGGGCTTGGTTTGAGAAGGCCGAGTGGTCGCTTCGGGATATGGCGGCCATTGCCAAGCTCTGTATTGCGAACCATGTCCTGCCGCTGTTCACGGTCTATCACCCAGACGATGTAATCGAACTCCGCAGAGAGATTCAGTTCTACCGCGTAAAGATCGGGGCCGGTGAGGCGCATTCGGGGAAGCTGGCTGAGGCGGTCTTGGCCCATCCCTTCGAAACGATTTATGTCTCCGAGGGCATCCGTCCCGCCCATGCGCTCTATCGGAACGACCCGCGCGTCATCATGCTTGGAACGTGCTCCCGCTATCCAGCACCGTCAGGGGTCGTCGGCCATCGCTACCTCACCGGAGCGTATCAGGGGTGGTCTGATCATGCCGTGGGCCTCGATGAGTCCGTCTTGGCTGTGATTCTCGGGGCGACCGTCATCGAGCGGCACGTTCAGATCAAAGAGCAGGCGAGGGAGCCGAGACCGTTTGAATCCACCGTGGAGGAGTTTGCAGAACTCCGAAGACGTGTAGACGAAGACCCGGACAGATTTTTGGGGCGCTGGAATGGCGACGGTGTTTGATTTGGCGTTCGTCGTCCTCGGACTGGTGTTGATTGTCTACGTCCGCGTGAAATTCATGCAGTGGATGGATCGGCAGTGACGGCCTACGCGATCGTCGTGGGCGTTGTGGTCTTCTGGGTGGCCTTCCTGCGTCTCGCATGGCGCTGGTGGGTTGATAGACGCTGGTGATTAGCTTCCTGCTCTCGGCCAGAGCTTCGTACGCCAAGTTAAAGCCGATTCTCGACGAACTCCCGTGTGTTCTTGGGAGCGTCGAAGTCGTCGCCGCCGGGTCAGCGCTCCTACATCGCTATGGGCGCGTCGTTGATCAGGTCCGCCAAGACTTCCACTGGATACCCATCACTGAACTGCATTCGACGTTTGAAGGAGCCACGGTCGAAACCTCGGTGAAGGAAACCGCCGCGCTGATGCATTCCCTTGTGGAGCATTACGCACGGGTCAAACCGAGGCTGGTCGTCGTCATCGCGGACAGGCACGAGACTATCGCCGCCTCGATCGCGGCTGCGTATCTCAATATCCCAGTCGCTCACATACAGGGAGGCGAGAAAAGCGGAAACATTGACGACCGCGTGAGGGACGCCAATTCGTCATTTGCGAAGTATCACTTTCCCTCCACGCACCGAGCGGCGATGCGGCTCTCGACGTTCGTCCAACGTGGGTCCACGATTTACCCCTACGGCTGTCCGTCAATCGACCTCGCGAAACAAGCAGCCTCAGACTGGCCGGTCACATCGACCGTGGAACTCGGAGGGACTGGGCCGGACTTTGATACGCAGAAACCGTTCGTCCTCCTGCTGCTGCACCCGGAAACGGAGAACCCAGAAGAATCCTATGAGCAGATGCGCTGTGTTATCGCGGCACTCCGACGGGTCCACCTCCCGAGGCTCGTCCTCTGGCCGGGACAAGACGCAGGACAAGAGGGAGGCGCGAAGGCGCTCAGGGAAACGTTCATCCAGCACCCGGAAGAAACGTGGCACGCTACTCGAACAATACCGCCGCATCGCTTCCTCCGGCTACTTTCGCAGTCCGTTGTCCTCGTTGGCAACTCTAGTGCAGGAATACGAGAGGCTAGCTTCCTCGGAACGCCGGTCGTTAACATCGGGCAGAGGCAGCAAGCGAGGGAAAGAGCGGACAACGTAAAGGACGTACCGACGTTCGACACGGATCGCATCGTCGAAGCCGTTCATGCCCAGGTTCGCGTTCCATACGACTCCTCCACCCTCTACGGGAAGGGCGATGCGGGGAAGCGGATCGCCGCGCAATTGCGTGAGTTGTAATGTGGCCGCTC